ATATGAGTGACCTCCTGACGGGGCCGCAGCTGCCCACTACAGCTGCGTTAAAGCCCTGCTCAGGAGGTCATTCTATGCTACCTTCCGGAGAGAATCATCCGCCCCGAGCGGTGGATTCAGGCTAAAACGCTCATCCCGGCGTCCTCAGGAGTCCGGGAAGCCTTGCGTGAGTTGCAGCTCCGGCAGGCGACCACGAGGTTGTCCGCCGAGCTGTCGCCGAGCGGGTCTACGTGGTCGTACGTCCCGCCGTGCTGACCGCGCCGGTCGGTCCAGTTGACCTCGGCCCCGCAGTAACGGCAGGAGTTCCGGTCGCGCTCACGGACAGTCGCTACGACCTCGGCGTTGTACCGTCGGCTTCGCGGAGTCTCGCGCGTGCGCCCTCCGGAGTCCCGCCACGTCCTGAGACGAGCCGCGAAGCCGACGCCGAACTTGCCTGTGCAGTACAGCTCCGCAGCGTCGACGAGTCTGTCGAGCAGCGCCGTCTCCGGGAGCCGCGCCAGCGCCGCCAGCGCGTGCCTCTCTTGATTCGGGTTCTCGGGAGCCTGATAGGTAAGCGCCTTGTGGATGAAGACTACCGACACCGCCGCGTCGTAGGAACAGAAGTCGTCGTCGATAAGCTCGTCGAGCGCCACGCGCAGGCGTTCCGCCGTCCACCCCAAGTCTTCGACCATGTAGCCCTTGGGCAGTCGGAACAAGCCCTCAAGTGTGCGGTGATGGCAGGTCAGCAGGTAGACCGCCAGCAGCTTGGCGTCGTCGCTCCACGGCTGGAGCCAGATACGGCTCGATACCCGACCGTATGGCGCTCTGTCGGCGCCGTTCATGGCCCCGTCCCCTTGTCCAGCCAGCGCGTCGGCAGCCAGCACTTGCGACCCGCGTACTCCCTCAGCCGCTGGGGTTCCCCCGGCATCTGCACGAGCGATGCCATGCCGTTAGGCGAGCGGTCCAGGACTTCCACGGCGGTACCCTCCTCGCCGACCCAGACGCCGCCCGCGTTGCTGTTGATGGTGGCGGTCACGACGCACCGCCTCTTACGTATGGCGGGATGAGCCAGCGGAGCGGCAGGAGCACGCCGCGCTGTCGGTCGTAATCCCCGCCGCGTGTCCTGCGCCGTTCGCGGTACGCGAGACGGCAGAGCTGGAGCAGGCGGCGCGTCGGCACCAGCAGCCACGTGTTGGCGTCGTACTCCAGCGCCCACGTATCGGCCTGCGTGGTGGCGATACCGGAGGGTCCGCTGGCCTGCGCGTACTCGATGAACAGGTTGCCGGTCCGCACCGTCCCGCAGTCGCGCTTGTGCTCGATGAGCTGCGTGCCGCGCGAGAGCAGGACCATGGCCAGAGCCGCCTCCCGCTGCTGAAACCTGCGGAGGTCGATATCGAAGCCCGCTCGCGTGAGTACTTCCGTCATGGGCGGTCACCCCCGACCACAAGTCCGCCGCAGCGACGCGTGGTCAGCCGGAAGTCGGTCACTTGGTCGGCCGTCAGCTCGCGGCTTCCGTCCGGTTCCGCGTAGTAGGGCACCAGTAGCCAGCCGCTACCGTCTCGCTTGGGGCGAGCCTCGTAGATAGGCCCGTCCGGCCGGGGACGTATAAGGAGTGTCATCCCGACCACCCCGCTGCGTCTCGCTGCTTCGCCTCCGCTGCGAGGAACGCGTCCGGGGAGGTGACCTCCCACGGAGCGTCGTCCCAGCCCGGCAGACGACGGATGGTGCGCTCCTGCAGCGCCCGGCAGAACGCCTGCGCCTCGCTCCCGTGCCAGCCCGGGTGCTCGCACGTCTGGTACTCGTAGCAGGCGATGGCGTTGAGGACTACCACCGGGTCGGGTATACCGGGCAGCCGGTTGAAGGTGTAGGTGTCCAGCTCCGCCAGCATCCCGTCCGGAGCGGGCAGCTCGCCGTTCGGGTAGCGGTAGCCGACGGAACGCAGGTTCTCCCACCAGAGCATCCGGCCCACGGCATGCGCCGTCTCCGGGGTCAGCACACGGCGGTGCTTCTCGTACCACTCGTGGCCGTCGTACTCCGCCACCGGCCGGTCGAACCAGAAGAGTGGCGAGGAGCCGTCGCCCGGGTAGCGAGGCGTATGGTGCAGCCCGCCGGTGAGCAGCGCGTCGATGTGGTGGCGTGAGACAACGAACGCGCTCATGCCGTCACCTCGCCGCGCAGTGCCTTCCGGGCCAGCATCCGCATCCGGTGAGCTGGGAGCTGCCGCCCGTCGCCGCCTTCTGCGATGCGCTCCAGCGTGGAGCGAAGTCGTTCGTTCTCGTCGCGGAGTCGGTAGACCTCGGCGTGCTCGTCCGCGAACGCCTTGGCCGCTTCGGCGAAGATGCTCACGCCCTCACCGCCTCTCGCGCCGCGTCGTCCGTCAGCGCTCGGAGCGTCACGCCTCCGGCCGACTCCCACCACGCGATGAACGCCTGCGTGGGGAAACGCTTGGTGCGGCCGGAGACGATGCACGGGACGTAGCGGCTCGCCGCCGCCCGGTCACCTTGACGCATGGCTGCGTCGTAACGGATGCCGTGGTCGTAGACCGTGGACTCGGCAACGCCCATGACGTGCGCGACCTGCCACGCCGGGGTGAACGGCCAGTCGAGCTGGCCGGCCAGGGCGGCGCGAGGGTCGAAACCCTCGCGCCACGCGGCCCGCTTCGCTTCTATCTGCGGGGAGGCCATGTCACAGCCTCCCCTGCTCGCCGACGCCCTTCAGGAACGCGTCAGCTTCGGCCAGCGCGTCGTCCTCTTCGGTAGCTGCGCCCTCGATGACCTCGCCCGTCTCCGGGTCCACGTCCGGGTCCGGCGCAGAGTCCGCGCCGATGCTCTCGGCCACGCGGTCGGCAAGGTCGGACGGCTCGCGCGGCGTCTCCGTCACACCGGCCGCAACGCGGTCGTGGAACAGAGCATCGCTGTCGGCCTGTAGCGCCGCCGCCAGCCGCTCGGATTCCTTCGGGGCCAGCTTCAGAGCTTGGATGAGGACCGTCTTGGCTCCCATTCGGGCGTAGTCGCTCGTCCACGGCCCCACGACCGCGCCGCCCTTGTTCGTCGGCGCGAAGCGGTCCCGGATGGCGTCCACGTCGGCGCGGCGCATCACCTTCATGAGCTTGCCGCCGTTACGTAGCCGCACCACGGCGTAGAACGCCATTACCTCTTCGTCTCGCCTCTCGGACTCCATGTCCGGGACGTGCTCGATGCGCGGGTCCGAGCCGAGCTGGTAGGTGAAGTGGTCGCCTCGGTAGACCGCCTCGGCCACGATGTCCGAGACTTCCCCGGAGCGGTACGCGAGCTGTGCAAGGCCCATGTAGCCCGGCTGGAACTGCGCCTCCATGCTGCGCGTCTTCTTCGAGTAGCGGGGGATGAGGAAGCCTTCGCCGAACATCCCCGGGCGGAGTCCGGCCTGCGCCGCCTTGAGCAGAGCGCCCATGAATGACGGCACGGTGCACTTCTGAAGGTCGGGGTTCATCCGGACCTCCGTCAGCGCGATACGCATCATGGAGTCGGCGGAGATGTGTGCCGGGAGCGCCGCCGCCACCTGCCGCTTGAAGGACTCGGAGCTGAACACCTCCAGCACGCTCTGCGGCGTGCCGCCATTCCTAGCTGGAGCTTGTGCGTCGCGCGTGGCGACGGCCTGCGAGTCAGTCATTTCGTTCCCTTCGGAGTACCGAAGACGCGCGTTTCCGTCGTGCGGGAGAACTCGCCCGCGATGGCCGGGTGCGCGTCCCGGAGTGCTTTCGTGTCCAGCGTGGTGCGGCGCTGCGTCTTCCAGGTCAGCAGGTAGCCGTCCACGAGCGCCTTCTCGTGCTCGCCCATGAGGGCGCAGAGCTGCTGCTTCGCCGCCTCGGCCTCGCGCTTGGCGGAGTCCGCCGCGCCCTTGGCCTCCAGGTAGGTCCGCAGCAACTCCGCCGCCTCGGGGTCGTCCAGTGGTACGGCCGGGTCCGGGAGCGTGTCCCGGTAGAGGTCGCGCAGTACCGCCGCGTCTCCGTCCGAGCCGTTCGGCTCCGGCGGCTCGCCGGTCAGAACGTGGCGTTCCCAAAACTCCCGCGCTGCCTCGATGCAGCGGCGCTGGATGCGTCGGTCCGGCCGGGTCGGGATGATGCGGAGCGCCCCGGGGTCGCCGATATCGGCGGCCCCGTAGGACAGCGGCAGCTCGGTGACGGCCAGATACCACTGCTGCTGGATGTAGTACGCGGCTGGCAGGTCGCCCGTTTCCTCGTTCCAGTCCCGCCAGCCGTACTTGAACGCGGTCTTGGCCTCCAGGATGGCGACCGGGGTACGCGGGTGCTCCATGGTCGCCACCATGCGGTCCACGGACGCGCCCGCCGGGAATCCCCAGTCAGTGCGCACGACCGGCTTCGGCCGGTAGGTGACGAGCCCCGGCTTCGCCCGGGTGAACTCGTCCGCGATGAAGTCCTCCAGCGCCAGCCCGCGCCTCATGGCGAGGGAGCCGCCGTCCGTCTCTGGGACGGGGTTCGTCTTCTCGCGCCAGACCTGGAGCGGGCTGGACCACGGCGAGATGCCAAGGATGCCGGCCACGTCGGTGCCGCCGATGTAGGTGCGCCGTCCCTCCAGGAACGTGCGGCGTTTGCGCTCTGCGACGGTACTCATAGTCCCGCCGCCCACAGCCGCGCCTCTTCGCGCCCCTCGCGGACCATCTCGGCGTGCCCGAGCGGCGCGTCGTAGACCTCACCGCAGTGCGGGCAAGACCACGCCTGCGCTCCGTCGTCGTCCTGGACTTCCTGCGCGTCCTCGTCGTTCGCGCGGCAGTACGGGCAGTAGCCTCGGTCGTCCGGCGGCGTCGTCTTCCAAGCGTCGTAGCTGCTCATGCGACCACCGCCCAGATGCCCCATATCAGCAGCGCAGCCAAGCCGATGCCGGCCAGCGTGAAGGGGAGGGCGAGAAGGTGGTAGAGCAGCGCCTCGCGCCGCTTAGGCGAGGCTACGACGTTGCGCCCCGCCGTTTTGCTGCTACCATACGCGTACAGCGACGGGGTTCCTGTAGTGGGTTTTCCGGAGCTGAGGAACGCGGCTATCTTTGACCGGAGGCCGCGTTCCGCATTTGGGGTGGACACTTCATCCTCCTGTGTGCGGGTTTCCTCTCACTGCGTTAGTCCGTCTCTCTACCTCCTGCTGTGGCTGTTACTACGTCGTAATCCATACTAGAGTGCCCCCTCGGTGCTGTCCAGTTTGCATCGTAGAAAAGCAGCGAGGGAGTCCCGGAAGATACGTCGCTGTCCGCCGGGAGTGCGGTGGCCGGAGAGGGTGCCGGCGTCGAAAAGCCGGGCGATGGTCTTGGGGGAGACGGGGTGCCCTGCCTCTGCGGCGAGA